GCCGACGCGCCTCAGCTTGCGGGCCAATGATGGGATAGTTCGCGATGAAGGCCCCGCCGTCGGAGTAGTCCGGGAATGTAACCGGCATCAGGAAGTTCACCGGGGTCATTGTCGTCGAGGTCGTTGTGAAGCCCGGGGCGGTTGACCATGTGTTACCCAGGCCGTCGGTAGTGATGTAGGTGGTCATCGGCTGAAACTCCGGCATTACTCCTCCTGTGGTGAGCACCCCGGCCCGGTGCCGGCTTCAGACCCGGAACCCCGCATACGCACGGCTCTTGCTCGGGCCTCCCCGGGCCGGGGTACGTTGTCAGCCTCCTTGCAAAGGCCTCGTAAGCACGATCTGCTCGGCCTCAGGATCGAAAGCGCGAATCTGCTCGCCTTGCTTCTGGCCGTTCTTGCCTCGCGTCAAGAAAGCCGCGTAACCCGCGCTGCGCAGCCGGTCGAAGGTAGTGCGGGCTGCGGCGACCTCGTCGAGGTTACGCCGGTCCCAGGTCACCCGCGTGTCTCCCGCGCTGCCCAGCTCATGCAGCGAGCCGGTGAAGGACTCGGTCGCCTCCGCGGTGGTGACCTCATCGATAGCGGTCATGAAAGACGCCCTTCTCGTGTGAGATTGGTTACAACAATCATAGCGTCCATTCCTGAGCCTTGCAACTAGGGATGCGGACCTGTGTCCGGGCCGAGCATGCCGTAGGGCGAACGAAGGCCAGTCAGCCTCATCCAGGTGACCTGACACTTCGTGCAGTACCAGGCAGGCGGGTCTTCGGTGAGAGATTCCACTTCAGCGCCGCAGGCCCAGCAGGTTCCGGTCAGCTTCACGTTGCCTCGCATTTCGGTGAAAACCTTGTGCAAGATGACGGCCGGATCGTGGTGCGTCATCAGCCGTCTGATGGTTTCGCGCCTGACCAGATCCTCGCCAGGAATAACAGGCTCAATCCGGGGCGGGCGCCTGACTAGTCTCCGGGCGACATCGACGATGGTCATTTCTTCCTCCTTGTGGCGAAAGCCTCGTGCCAGTCCTCCGGCGGATGGAACAGGCCGGGCCGACCGCGGTACAGCATCGGCCTGGTGGCTATGACGGGATCCTCCAGACTCCAGTGCCAGAGGCCTCGCTGAGCCCAGCGTGAGCGCGACCGATCCTGCCAGCCCGTCACCGACACCGCACCGACGATGGCACCAGGCGTCAACTCGCCCGCCTGGAGGCCCAGCCTCCTGAGCAGCCGGTCGCCGTCCGGGTCCTGCTTAAGCCCTTGGTGAACCAGCAGCAGGAACGGGCCGCCTGGCTGGTAGTGCCGGTTCTCGACATCCTTACCGCCGAATAGCACCGCCCAGGCCCAGGGCGAACGCAAGGTCAGGACGAACACGCGGGGTTCCGTCATAAGCGATCATAGCATAGGATTGGTGAGGCGCATTCATTAAACGGTAGCAGCCACATTGATCTATGGTAAGATGATCTCACCTAGGTAACCGGACCATCGTACTCGCGATGACTAAAGGGCCTGCATCCGCTCACCACGGGAGGCTTAGTGGCAAAAAAGGCAAACCGCCAAGGCGGTAAAAAAGGCAGAAAGTACGGGCGTGACCGGGACAAGTGCGCCGCCTATGCGGCCCAGCACCGACGGACCCGTAACAATCCGGCACGTACTCAACGTTCGCCCGAGCGCACGCCAGGGGCCGGCCGTAACCGAGTTAGGCCAGGCTGATGGCGACCCTGATCGTCACCACCAGAAGCGGTTCCATTTACGAAATAGACGGCGAGACGAATTGCATCCGGCGCCTCGCTGGCCGGGGTGACCCCACTGGCTACATCGGCAAGGATGGCGACTGGCGCAGGTACGAGTCTCTTGGCTTTCTTAAGGAGGGCAAGCCGCTGATCATCCGCTGGGTCCGCTCGGAGTTGCCCGAGGGAAGCGATGTGCTCGGGCACAAGACGCCGGGCACGATCACATCACCTATCACGGACATCCGATAATGGCCCATGACGGAGACGACAGCCAAAAGACTCACGGTCAAGCCGAATGCATCTGCGGGGCCTGGCTGGGTCGGCACTGGTGCGCATGCCCGCTGGTATGGAATGTCCAAAATCGTAGCGATGACCAGCCAAGGGACGGCAAGACATGACCGGCCTGACTGTGCTGGCGATTCACCATCATCGCCACCATGGCGATGCCAGCGCCCTGCTCGGAATCGCCCTGGTCCTGCTGCTCATCGCAGCTGTAGGGCGTGGATGAAAAACTTAGCCATGGATGAAACGACAGCCATTCGAGGCACGACATGATCTGGCGACTGGTCTGCTGGCTGATCGGTCACCACATACCGCCGTCACCTGCGCCGCCGGATGGCTGGACCTGCTGGTGGTGCTGGCGAGCAGTTTTTCCACAGGAGTAGCGACAGCCAGCGACCTCGCGGCCAAGGTCGGAACGTCAGCTATTCATGTAGCGCCAATGGTGATGCGTTAGCCAGGAGAGGTGCGCGCGTAAAAACATCCACGGATGTTGCGACAGCCACAGGTGCAACGGCCAATGTTCTGACGACAGCCAAAGATCGTGCGCCAAAGGGCCGGCGATGACCATGGGCGAAGCGGTTGGCCCAATGGCGTAGCGACAGCCAAGAAGAGAGCGGCGTAGTCTGTTCTACATGGCCCTGTCTGCGGAGGAACGCCAGCGCCGCCTTGACCGCCTGCTTGCCCTCAAGGCGACCGGCTTGACCGACGCGGCAATCGCCGAGCAGGAAGCCCGCGAGCTTGGCATCAAGCCGCGCGCCGCGGCGGCCGTCCGTCGCGACATCGACAGGTCGCTCGCCGACAAGCAGATCCATGTCGCCGAAGCCGTAAAGGACTCCCTTGTAGTCCTTGAGCTGGAGCGGCTCGACAGCCTGCAGCGCAACGCTGAGGCCACGCTCCGTGCCGCTAACGCCGGACGGTGCACGCACTGCGGGCGCTCACCCGATCCCGAGCTGGCCCTTAAGGCCGTCAGTCTCCTTAACCGGCTGGGCGTCAGCAGGCGTGCTTTGCTGGGACTCGATAACCGTCGGCGCGAGGTAGCCCAGGGCGACGACCCGCTGCAGACGATCAGGCGCCGCGCCGGACTTTCTGAATTGCGCGCCGTCAAGTGATCTCGCCTGCGCCAGCCCACCTCTGGGCGCCGCCGTTCGTCAAGACCTACGGCGCAGATGTCGCCGATCTTTGTGGCCAGGCGCACTATGCGCCAGACGCACATCAGCTGCATGCGCTGAACCTTCTGTTCGGATCACGCGCCGACGGGCTGTCAGCCTGTTTTGAGTTCTGCGTGGTCGTCGGTCGTCAGAACATGAAGTCCGGCCTCTTCAAGCAGGCATGTCTTGGCTGGCTCTTCATGTTTGATGAGCGGCTTGTGGTCTACTCCTGCCACGAGTTCTCGACTGCCATGGAAATGTTCCGAGACATGGTGGAGCTGGTGTCCGGCGCGGACTTCCTGCGCCGTCAGGTCAGACGCATCGTCAGGAACCATGGCGAGGAGTCCATCGAGACGATGACCGGCGCGCGGTTGCTGTTCAAGACGCGCACCAAAGGAGGCGGCCGAGGTCTGTCGGGTCGCAAAGTGATCCTCGACGAGGGCATGTTTCTACACGACATGCATATGGGCGCGTTGCTTCCTACCCTCTCGGCCCAGCCCGACCCCCAGGTGGTCTACGGCTCCAGTGCCGGGATGGCCGACAGCGATGTGCTGCGCGGTATCCGCGAGCGCGGACGGGCTGGCGGTGAAGAGCGGCTTGGCTACATCGAATATTGCGCGCCGGACCCCGAGCGCACATGCCAGGCTGGCGGTGGCTGCTCGCACGCGCTGACCGCTGAGGGTTGCGGCTGCGATAAGCCGGACAACTGGCTGACGGCCAATCCGGCGATCGGTACCCGGATCTCCCTGGACTACGTCCGGGCAGAGAGGCGGGCCATGCCAGTCGGTGAGTTCATGCGCGAACGCATGGGCTGGTGGGATGCACCCGCCGAAGGTATCTCCCCGATGGTCCTGGACGAATGGAAGCTCAGGGGCGACAACACGGCCCGGCTGGACCAGGCCTCCCCCATCGCACTCGCTTTCGATGTGGCTCCTGACTCGTCGATGTCGTCGGTCGCCGCGTGCGGCTGGCGGACGCTCCCGAACGGCAGGAGGGTCACGCACGTTATCCTCGCTGAGCATTTGCCGGGCACCGGCTGGCTCCTGGACAAGGTGATGGGCATGGTCGCATCGCGGAAGCCGGTCGTGGTGGCACTCGATCCGTCCGGGCAGGCGGGCTCGCTGGAGCAGGAACTACGCAACCGCGGCTTCATCACCGCTTCCACAGATGACCCGAACGCGCCGAAGCTGATGCCCGGTCAGAAATTGATGCAACTGACCACCAGGATGGACTACGCCCAGGCCTGCGGCGCGCTGGTCAATGCGGTCCGTGACGGCGAGTTCTCTCACCTGGATGAGGCCCCGCTGAACCAGGCAGTGCAAGACGGACGGGCCAAGCCGACATCTAAGGCCTGGATATGGGACAGCGTTCCCGGCGGCGACATCACTCCGATCGTCGCCGTGACGCTCGCCCGGCTAGGATTGCTGACTTACGGTCTGAAGGAACCGCCCAAGCCGTTTTTGCTCACCTAAGCTGTAGCCTTGGCCGCATGAGCGTACTGACGAGCATCGACCTGGAAGCCATCGACCGCCAGTCGCGAGAGATTGACTTCCGGCGGGGCTTCCTGACCGTCCTCGCCTCGGTCCTGTTCGCTATTGGCTTCATGTTCGGAGTCATGTCACGCGCGCTGGCCTGGGGCGCGATTGCCATCCGCGAGGGCTACCGGGCGGGCCGGAGGGCGGGGGTCCAGGGTGCAGCTGTCGCTAGGGCCGGTTAACGACCGGGAGGCCTGATGGTCGGCCTCGTCGATCGCATTAACGCTCAGCTTGCCAAGCCTGAGACTCACCGTCGCGACGGCTTCCTGACGCCCTCCGACTGGGCCGAGATTTTTCAGTTCGGCGGCATCGGCTACCCGATCGTTCAGACGACCATGGGCTCGGTCGATGAGGAGCGCATCGGCGTCTCAGCGAACGCCGCCAACCGGGGTAACGGGGCGGTCTTCGCGCTCGTCCAGGCCCGGGTTCAGGCGTTTGCTCAGGTCCGCTTTCAATGGACGCGATTTCAGGGCTCCCTGCAGGGCGACCTGTTCGGCTCGCCCGAGCTAGAGCTACTGGAAAAGCCCTGGCCAGGCGGATCGACGGCCAAGTTGCTGGCGCGAATGGAAATTGACGATTGCATGGCCGGCAATTCGTACACGGTCAATGCCCGTCCTGGACGCCTGGCTCGGCTCAGGCCCGAGTTCGTGACGATTGTCCTGGGCTCGCGTCTCGACGCCGACTTCCCGGCCGACGCTGAGGATGTCGAGGTCGCCGGATATCTGTACCGGCCGCGCTCTGGCCGGCTGGCGCTGTTCTATCCCGATGAGGTGGCGCACTACGCGCCGATGCCGGACCCGGACTTCCAGTTCCTGGGCATGTCCTGGATCACGCCTTGCACGCGAGAGATCCAGGCGGACTCCATGGCGATCGAACATAAGGCGCGCTTTTTCCAGAATGCGGCCACGCCGAACCTGGCCATCAAGTTCGATCCGCAGGTCGGCATCGATATGGTCAAGCAATTTAAAGCCCTGATGGAAGAGGAACACAAAGGGGCCTTCAACGCCTATAAGACCTTGTACATGGGCGGTGGCGCCGACCCGGTCGTCGTGGGAAAAGATTTTCAGCAGCTGGACTTCGCCGTCACGCAGGGGCATGGCGAATCCCGTCTCGCTGCTGCGGCTGGCGTCCCGGCAAGCTGGGTCGGATTCTCCGAGGGCCTGAAGGGCTCCGCGCTGAATGCGGGCAACTTCCAGTCCGCTCGCCGGCGGTTCAGCGACGGCACGATGATGCACCTGTGGACCGAGGCGGCCCAGGCGCTGAACAGCGTGGTGCCCAACCCGGTGTCGGTCAACGGCAAGGTCGACACCGGTGCCACACTCTGGTTCGACACCCGCGTGCCGTTCATGCGCGAGGATGCTACCGACCAGGCGGAAATCAACTCAACAGACGCCGGGACCATTGCGCAGCTTGTCGATGCGGGTTTTACGCCGGAGTCGGTTGTCAAGGCCGTAGCGGGCAATGACATGAGCCAGCTGAAGCATTCCGGTCTTGTCAGCGTCCAGCTGCAGCCGCCCGGGGTGCCTGCGCCCGGATATCCGAATCAGACCGGCACTGGGGCAAGGCCGAAGGCACTGCCAGCGGCTACGGTTAGCTCTAACGGCGCGGCCAAGTAAGGAAGTGCAAATATGACCGCTGGCGACACGCCCCTGAAGAGGGCACTGCGCGGAGACCGTACCGTCATGCGGTCGAACGGCTCGCCGATGGTTGTCACCAGGACGCTGGTGCTCGATGACATTGTGGTCCGCTCACGCGCCCAGGGCGGCGACGGCCGCACCGTTGATGCCTACGCTGCGGTCTTCAACGACCCGACGGAAATCAAGGATTCCGACGGGCATTACAACGAGCAGAATGATCCGACCGCCTTCAACCAGTCGATCTCCGAGCGGGCCGGGAAGATTTTTTGTATCTATAATCACGGTCGCTCGCTCGGCGGCATGCCGTCGGACATGTGGTCGGTCCCTCTCGGCGTCCCGATCCCCGGTGCGATGCGTGCCGATAGCCACGGCCTGTTCACTTCGACGCGGTACAACCCGGACCCGGAAAGCGACCGCATCCTGGAGGCGATCAAGTCCGGCTCGCTCCGGGGCATGTCGTACACCGGCGTATTCCTGCGGTCCAATCCTGAGTTGAGCGGGCCGTATGAGAGGTACGGACCGCTCAGCGGCGGCGACCTGCCGCTAGTTACCCGCCAGGAAATCGCGCTGATCGAGTACGGCCCGACGCCGATCCCGGCGTACCAGAACGCTCAGGTGGCAGGCGTCAGGAGCGACGAAGTGACGGAAACTCCGGCCCGCGAGCGGATTGAAATACACTTGCATGGCTTGACAACAGCTACCACGACGCCGGTTGTGACGACCTCTACGGGCACCACGACTGTGCCTGTAGAGATGACCGTTACCGAATCTAGCACCGAAGAGCCTGCGCGTCCTCGCTGCGAGGACTGCAACGGTACTGGCAAGATCCCCGCCGAGCGGGCTGGCGTTGGCAGCGGTTACAAGATGCCGGGCAACATCGACAGTTCCGATAAGACCAACACGGACACTGTTATCGACGACCCCAGCATTACCTGCCCGATGTGTCTCGGAACCGGCATGGTGGACCCCGCCGAGGCCGAGGACGCCGCTGAAGATGCAGCTGACCAGGGTGTCGATGAGGCCAGCGAGGCCGAGTTGCCCGAGGAGATGCCACTGGACAAGCTGGTCGATGGTGGCGGCTCACCTGTCAAGGCCAAGGCCAAGGGCACTGGCATCAAGATCAAGATCAGTTCGTCGGACGAGCGCACGCCTGAAGAGGACGAGCGGGACCGGGCCGACAAGGGCACGGGAGACAAGAAGCCGTACGGCAATGTGGAGTATGCCGACCCGAAGAACGGCAAGTACCCGATCGATGAGAAGCACGTTGAGGCGGCCTGGTCGTATATCAACCAGCCGGATAACGCGGCCAAGTACCCGCTGAACGGCGTAAGTTTGTCAAGCGTCAAGGCAAAAATCGCGGCCGCGATGAAGAAATACGGCCACAAGATCAGTGATACTAGTAGCAGCAGTTCCGGCAGGCATCCAGCCGCCGCCACCTCGCGAGAGGCCGGCAAGGGCACTGGCTCTCATAACCGGGCTCCGAACGCCGAACCGCGCAGCATTCGGCCCCCGTCTACAGCAGGAGATAACAGGATGGATCCCGAAGGCCGGATGACGGTCGAGGAGCGGATGGCGCGGCAGGCTGATGTGCGCAGCCGTCTGGCTGAGATCGACACCGAATACATGGGCGCAGAGCTTCCTGGCGAAGTGCGCACCGAGTGGCGGCAGCTTCAGGAAGAGCTGGTAGTCCACGACCGCGCTATCGCCGATGCAAGCGCCCGCGCCGACTACCTCAACTCGATCGCCGAGAACCCGAATGCGGGCAACAGCGAGAGCGTGACCGACCAGGGTTACGACGGTGGAGGCGGTAGCTATCTGCCTCCGCGTCAGACCGAGTACCTGCCTCCGCGCAGGGCCGGTCAGGCTCCGGCGCCGCGCTCGACCACGTTCTACAACCCGGACAAAAATATCTGGGACATGGTCGCCATCCGGCAGCGCGCTCGTTCGTTCGATGAGATGCCGATGCTGTACCGCGAGTACGCGATGCGTGCCGTGGACGGCGCCAGGTTCAGCGCTCCGAACAAGAACCGCGAGGACTGCCAGGAGACGGTTGCCAAGCTGCTAGACACCATCGACGACAACCAGGCCACGCTGGCCCGCCGGGTCCTGGCGACCGGCTCGCCGGTTTATGACCGGGCGTTCGGCAAGCTGCTGCAAAGTCTCGGCACGGCCTCGCTGACCACTGAAGAGTCTCGTGCTCTCCAGCTTGGCGTCGACTCCGCCGGTGGCTATGCCGTACCGTTCCAGCTCGACCCGACCGTGATCCTGGCGAACAACGGCGCGATTAACCCGATCCGGGAGATCGCCCGCGTCGAGCAGATCACGGGCAAGGAATGGGACGGCGTCACCACGGCTGGCGTGACCGTCACCCGTGTGGCAGAAGGTACCGAGGCCGGTACTGGTGACCCGCTGTTCATCCAGCCTGCGGTGCGCACCGTGCGTGTTCAGGGATTTGTCCCGTTTAACATCGAACTCGATGTCAGCTGGGGCGCGCTGCGCAGCCAGATGACTAACCTGCTGACCGACGCCAAGGCGGTTGAGGAAGCTACGGCCTTCGTAACCGGCTCCGGTACAGCTCCGCAGGCTGCTGGCGTGGTCAACACGCTGTTCGGCCAGGCGCAGCTGCAGGTGCCGATCCCGACGGTCGTGATCCAGACGGCAGGTACTGCCACCCTGGCGGTCGGTGACCTGTACGCCCTGGAGAACGCCATGGCTCCGCGGTTCAGGAACCAGTCGAGCTACATGGCCTCGAAGACAACCTTCAACAGGTTCCGTCAGCTCTTCCAGGCCCTGGCCTCGCAGGCCGGCGACTCCTGGGTACGGGCCAGCATGGGTACGCCTAATTACTTCAACGGCTACCCGGCGTACGAGTCCTCGGCGATGGTGGGTACCGTCACCTCCGGCTCGAACGTGCTGCTGCAGGGCGACTTCTCCCAGTTCCTGGTGGTCGACCGGGTAGGCATGGGCATCGAGCTGATTCCCCACCTCTTCGGCTCGACGAACAGGTATCCGACAGGTACCCGGGGCATCCTGGCCATCTGGTTCAATAACTCAAAGACCCTGGTCCCGAACGCCTTCCGCCTGCTACAGACGCTGTAAGCGGATCGCCCAGGGGGCGAAAGAAGAGGCCCGTCGGTCATTCGGCGGGCCTCTTCGCATCTGCACCGGCCCAGTCGCCGGGACGGCCAAGTGCCGCCTTTACTTTCCATGCATGCTGCTGACGACGCGCCCAGTTCGGCGGGCTGCAATAGACATCCCACTCCGGCTTGTAGGCGTGAACTGAGCCTTCTTCCCAGACTCGGTCCCGGTTCCGCCCGGTCAGGTCATAGCGGTCCTCAAGCACGCTGACCGGCACGGCGTCTAGGCAATCAGCCCACTTTCCGACCTCGGTCAGCCAGCTATCCACGAACGGTGACGGGATGGCCTCGCCGATCGCTTCGAGCGCTCTGCGGTGGATCACAGGATAGACGTTGTCGAAGACCTCGCCATGCAGGTACGGAATGCCGGGCTGCTGCGCGCGCAGGATCTCGTCCCAGCCCTTGGTGAGCATGCGGCCATCATCACCCCACCAGATCAGCCATTCACCAGCGGATAGCTCGCTTAGGCGGGCAAAGTAGGTGCCCAGGCCCCGCCAGCCCTGGCGCGGAGTGTTCCACGTAAAACATCCCAGTTGCCTTGCCCAGGTGCCGGTGTCCGGGTCGTCGTCGTCGAAGGCGATCCCGAACTCGATCCGCTTAGGGTCAGTGGCCTGCTCGATGAGCGAGAACATCGCCTCCCTGGCCATCTTCCGCCGCTGCCGTGACGGCCACAACACCGAGATCAGTCCCGGCACGGGGTCGCGACGGAAGTCAAGCCAATCAGAGCGGCCGGTGAGCGGGTCCGTCACTGAGCCGTCTGGTCGTCGTCGTC